CAGGATCGTGCTGCGCTGATGGAGTTTGTTCAGACCGTAGCCCAAGGCATGGGTCCGCAAGCACTACAGCAGTTTATTGATCCCACTGAATTCCTTAAGCGTCTCGCCGCTGCTAGTGGGATTGACACTCTTAACCTCATCAAGTCTCCCGAGACGATGGAGCAAGAGAAGCAGCAAATGCAAAACGAAGCTATGCAGGCATCCCTCATGAACCAGGCAGGTCAGCTAGCTAAATCACCTATGGCAGAAAAGTTAATTGACAACCTCCAGCAAGACCCCGGAGCAGCCCAGCAGCTCCAAGAGCAAGCCGGAATCCCCGGCACCGAAACAGCCCCGGATGAGATCCCGGAAATCTGACGGCCAATACAAAGGTGGTAGTCCCGCAGAAGCTTGGGAAGCCACTGAACTTATTGAAGGTGTTGGTCAAAAGACTATTGGTAAAACCGTTGGTCCCAAAGTCGATGCGCCTTCTCAAGGCAAAGAAACTGCCGGCAAATACAAGAAACCCGAAAAGCTGACACCCACTTTCGGCAAGGTATCCACCACCCTCCACTAATATGCCCATCACCCAATTCGATCCAACTGAAGGTCCGAGCCCGGAACAGCAAGCTGCTGAGGCAGCTGTCTTCGCTCAAGGTCAAAAGATTCAAGAAGCCCAAGCTGCTGACCGTGCATCACGTCAGGCTCAGCTGGAGTTGAACCAAGAACAAGATGTCTCCCTCATTGGTGGCAAGTTCAAGTCACAGGAAGACTTACTGAAGGCTTACCAGGAACTTGAACGTCAACGCACTAAAGAGAATCAAGGCGATGCTGAGGAAGAAGAGCAAGTCGAAGAGTCTGTTGACAATGTCGATGAGGCAGAGGAGACGACTGAATCAGACGAGATCTTCAACCGAGCCGCGCAGGAGTACACCGACAACGGTCAGCTGTCTGATGACGCGATTGATGCGTTGTCTCAGATGGATTCGAAAGATCTTATCAAAGCTTACGTTGACTACTACGGTCGTAATGCCGCCAACTATCAACAGCAAGAGCTTGAGGCGACTCAACTTGATGCTGTTAAAGAGATAGCAGGCGGCTCCGAAGAGTACGACAACATGATTGGTTGGGCTGCTCAAAGCCTGCCTCCTGATGAGATCGATGCCTTCAACTCGGTTACTGAGTCAGGCAACCTCGCTGCAATCAGGTTTGCCGTTGAAGCTCTCAACAACCGCTACCGAGCAGCTGAGGGCTTTGAGGGTGAACTTGTGACTGGTAAGGCTTCCACCTCTACCAATGTCAAGGCATATCGCAGCCAAGCTGAATTGGCAAGGGACATCGCTAATCCTCTTTACCACTCTGATCCTGCCTTCCGCGCTGACGTGGAAGCCCGGCTTCAGGCAAGCAAAGATCTTCTCTAAGCAATGACTGCTACTTCTCACACGATCTATAGAGGTGAGTACAGCAACCGTTATGTGGAGCCTTATCGGCTTGTGGGCACTGCCCGTCAGCTGTCCGCCGGTTCGGCTTCCGCAAACACGGCTCTGACTTCCTCTATCTCACGTATTTCTATTCGTGCTGTCGGTGCTGACATCAGGTACAGCATCGGCAATTCTGCTCAGACAGCATCAGCTACTAGCCACTTTATCGCTAGTGGTGAGCGTCTTGAGCTCCGCGTCCCTGAGGGCGCAAACATCGCTGTTATCCGCAATGCAAGCACCGACGGAACTCTAGAACTCTCGGAGCTTCTCTAATGCCTTACGGTCCTGGAACCTACGGTTCAAAGGTCGGACGCCCTCCTAAAAAGAAAAAGAAGGGAGGCAAAAAGAAGTGAGCCTCTATCGCAACATCAATAAGCGGAAGAAGGCAGGCACTTCTCGGCCTAAGTCTAAATCTACTATTTCTTCTAAAGCCTACGCCAATATGAAGGCTGGCTTTCCTAAGTCAAAGAAGAAAAAGAAAAAGTAACTCTATTCATGAAATCTATTCTCGCCGCTGGCATCATCTTTGGTGCCGGCTCTGCTGCGTATGCAGGTCCCTATTTGAACGTCGAAGCCAATCAGGGTTTCCAAGGCGGTGTGTCAGGTGATGTTGTCACCGACGCCCACTTTGGTCTGGAAGGTGACTACGGCCAAGCTTCCTGGTATGTCCAGGGTGGCCCTAGCTTCACCTCTGGTACAACTACTGCACAAGCCACCGGCAAAGCTGGCGGCTCTGTAGGTATTAGCGAAAAGCTGACGGCATATGTCGAAGGTTCCTTCGGCACTGTTGACGGTGGTGACACTGTATATGGCGCCAAGATCGGCACCAAGATGAAGTTCTGAACATCAACGCCGCGTCCGTTCATCCCTTCGGGGACGCATGTTGCCTGCTCATGGAACGGGGGGCAGGTACTTTCATTCAGACAATGACTCAAGTCGAATTGGATGCCCGTGTTCGGGAGCAGCAGCAGGCACAAAAGCTTGCCAAGCTTAAGTATCGCGGCGTTGCTTACACACCTAAAACTAAATAATCAAGAGCCCGAGACCGTGGCTTTGTAACGGCTAACCAATTTGTAAACACCTCAGCGCGAGTACGTCTGGGCGGTTAGTTGGGAGTCAGGCACCTCAGAGTAGGACCTGGCTCCTCTTGCCCGTGTCCGTGGCATATAACGGCAATCCTTGCAAGGGAAAACCTAGGTCTATAGAACAGAATTCAGTAGTAGGAGAGAGCCCTGGTACGCCAGGACAACTTTCACTGAAAGGAATTTGATCGGAAGACCGACCATTTCAATTCTTTCTCCTTCTTAGAAATGACTAACATTTCGAATCTCGCACGGCCTAATGCCGTAAACGGGAATCAGTCCAACACTTTTGCTAATAAGTACGCCACCGCGCTGACTCTGTTCAGCGGCGAGGTGTTCAACGCTTTTAACAACGCTTCTATCTTTAAGGGTCTCGTTCGCTCCTACACCCTCCGTGGTGGCAAGAGCAAGCAGTTCCTGATGACTGGCAAGCTGTCTGCTGGGTGAGATTGACGCCCAGCCTAAATCGGATGAATTGCTGGAAACCTAAGGCACAAGCTAAGGCAATCAGCAGCCAAGCCCTTCACGCTTGAAGGGAAGGTTCAGAGACTAGGTGGTTTGGGAAGCGTCCCATGTAATACACCATTAGCGTCCGACACCCTTTTGGGTGATGATATAGTCCGTGCCCTATGAAAGTAGGGAATTCACGATCACACTCCTGGACAGCCCATCCTTGGCGATACCGCACTGAAGGCTAACGAAAAGACCATCAACGCTGATGATCTTCTGGTTGCTTCTCAGTTCGTCTACGATCTCGATGAGCTCCTTTCTCAGTACTCCCAGAGAGCAGAAATAAGCTCGCAAATTGGTGAGGCTCTCGCCAAACATTACGACATTCGTATTGCTCGCGTTCTCGACATGGCTTCCCGCGAAGCCAGCGTTGTGACCGGTGAGCCTGGTGGCTTCGAAGTCTCCATTGGCTCCGGTAACCAGAACGATGCACAAGCAATCGTTGATGGTCTGTTTGAAGCAGCCGCCGTTCTTGACGAGCGTGCAGCTCCTGATGAAGGTCGCGTTTGCGTCCTCTCCCCCCGTCAATACCTGAGCCTGATCTCCTCTGTTGACACCAACATCCTGAACCGTGAACTCGGTGCTTCTCAGGGTGACATCAACAGCGGTAAGGGTCTCTACAGCATCGCAGGTATCCGCCTCTACAAGAGCAACAACCTGCCCTTCATGGCTGCTTACAACACCGACGTGACCGGTGAGAACAACGATTACAGCGATAGCAACGCTACCTGCTGTGGTCTGGTGTTCCATCGCAACGCCGCTGGTGTTGTTGAAACCATGGCACCTCAAATTGAAACCACCTCTGGTGACTTCCACACCCAATATCAAGGCGATCTGGTTGTTGGAAAGCTCAGCATGGGCGTCGGTTCTCTGCAAGTCAGCGTCGCTGGCTCTCTGCAGGCAAAGTAATTATCTCTTTGCGACCCTGGGGACTTCGGTCCCCTCGGCGCATACCATTCGCTAGAAATAAATGGCAACTGTCTACAAACTAACAAAGCTGGCCGCTGTCAACATTGTTCTGTCGAACATCGGTCAAGCCCCTCTCACAAGCCTCACCACCTCCAACCCGATGGCGGCTGTGGCAGAGGGCATTATTGATGAAGTCTCCCTAGCCCTGCAGTCAGAGGGTTGGGTGTTCAACACTGAACAGGACTATCCCTTCACACCTGACTCAAGCAAGAACATCACCATCCCAGCCAACGTGCTGTCCCTGGACACCGTTGAGTGGGGAACGTATGAACCCATCATCCGTGGCGGCAAGCTCTACGACAAACGCAACCACACCTATGACTGGGAAGACACTTTGTATCTGAAGGTTATTTGGTACTTCGACTTTGAAGACCTGCCTGAAGTCTTTAAGCAATACATTTCTGTCCGTGCAGCAAACCTGTTCGCCAACCGTGCTGTCGGCTCTGCTGAGGTTGTCAAATACTCCGAGCGTGAAGAGCTTCTAGCTCGTGCGGCTGTCATGGAGTACGAGACCCAACAGGGTGACTACAACGTGTTCAACGATCGAGCAGGCGGCAAAGAATTCCACACATACCTCCCTCATAACGCTGTCTACCGTCGATAACTATGGCTGCTGTTTCCCAGACTATTCCTAACCTGCTTGGCGGGGTTAGCCAACAACCGGACCCTGTAAAGCTGCCTGGGCAAGTACGGGAACTAAAGAACGCTTATCTGGACCCTACCTTCGGTTGTAAGAAAAGACCACCTACCACCTTCATTAGCAAGCTGAATGCAGCTAGCGCTAGTGACGCCATACCCAGCAACGCTAAATGGTTTCCCATTTTCCGCGATGAGCAAGAAAGGTACGTTGCCTGTATCTATCGAACAACCACGACAGTTGTCCGTGTATGGGACGCTTTAACGGGTGCTGAGAGGACAGTCACACTTGACGCAGGCTCAGACGCTTACCTGCAAGCCAGCAACCTTGCCAATCTCTCCACGCTGCAGCTGGCTGACTACACCTTCATTGCTAACAGTGAAAGGACAGTCACCACTAACAGTGTTCAGCTGACCAACCTAAATGAGGAAGCGCTGGTCACTATCAATGCTGTGTCCTACAACACCACCTACAGCATCGACCTGAATAGCGGCGGTGCGGCTCCTGTAAACGTCTACAGCGCTACCAAACTTGAGGTCAGCCCTGGCTCCTATGAAGTCAGTGATGGTGGTGCTTGCTCTCAGAGCAGCGCCCAAGACCACAGCGTCACCTCTGGCTCAAAAACTGGTCTGCAATTCCGAATCGTCAACCAGTGTTCCGCCTACTACGACTCGGGATCGAACTCCTACCGTTCTCGCTACACAACGTCAGTCATCCTCAAGAACGGCGGTTCAGGTTGGCGTGTAGGAGACACAGCAACTGTCTCCCAAGGTGGACGCTCCTTCACAGTGACGGTCACTGCTGAGAAGTCCGTTCTGACCTACGCCAGTGATGGCACCGCGACCTATACCACTGCCAGTAACGCC